CCAACCGATAGCGCCGCGCCCGAAGACACCGCCCGCACGGTCAGCGCCACCGCCAGAAGTTGGCACCTGAGCCGATACGAACACGTCAGCGCCGTACAGCATACCCTTGTAGCCTTCGCCACGCACGGTGATTTGCTCGAGCGTGGCGGGAGCGTAAGCCAGCGCGGTGCCCGACTCTGCGCGGAGCGCGGTCTGCAAGTCATGCCACTGGACAGGATGTAAGACGGCCATCTTGGGGCCTTGCACGTTGGCGAGCTCCAAGGCTGATAGCGCGTCGAAGTACTGGGCAAGCGACAGATTGACCGTCGTGGTGCCCTTGACGGTCGCGAAGCCACCGACAAGCGCGGCGATGAGATTAGTCATCGTCATGCCGGAGCTCATCACAGAGTCTTGAGCCCAGAAGGCGGGGTTGCTGAACATGCCGAGCGAGTCGGTGATGGATGCCAAGCCGGTTACCTGGTACTGCTTCGAGTAGCGGGCGACCGTCACTTGGTGAGAAGCATCGACCAACGCCGTGTTTGCGGGGCTCGCAGACTCGGCGGTGCTGGCAAGCTGGGTAGCGCCGTCCCATGCGATCTCGCTGGTCTTGATGACGGTCGAACCGGTCGCGGTGGCGTCACCGACATAGAGCAACGCGGGGTGGTTCTGGAGCACGTTGCGGTCGGCAAGTGCGAGCAAGACTTCGCGGTTGAGGGTTTCCGCTAAGCGGAGATCGGCAAGACCGGAGTATTTGATTTCGTTCGCCATGGGGCAGACCTCGTAGGGCGTAAGGGGTTGTCATCGTCCTACGCTGTTACGGTTGCGACCCTCGATGGTGAATTACCCTAGCACGTTAGCGCCGGGGTTTGCCAAACCCGGGTAGGGTTTTTCGATATTCGGCGTATTGAGCATCTGGCATACTGCGGATTTGCTCGGCGCTTAGTTCGCCATTCGGCGGCACCGGAGGCACGACCCCAGCGTTGGGGTCGGGCAACCTCGGGGCACCGGGCACCACGGGCACCACGGGTGCCACCGGGGCGGCCTGGTTGGCGAATAGGTGACCCAAACCCTTCGGCGCGTTGTCGGCGCTAAGCGTTGCCGCCCACTCGGTAATCGGCGCCGACGTCCCGCTCTTGCCGTGGTAGAACTCGGCGAGCTCCCGGTCGTCGGCGGCGGTGAACCCGGCGCTCACCATGCCCTCAAGCGTGCTGTACTTGGCGGCGGCCTCGGCGCCCATACCTTCGAGCGAGGTGTTGGCGGCGGCTAGTGCGGTCGCGGCGGCATCGGCGCGAACCTTCTCGGATGCCGTGGCGGCTTCGGCGGCCTTGACTCGTTGGGTGAGCGCGGAGACGCGCACCGCTACGCCGTCGTTACGGTCGACCTCTGGGCTATCGTCTGTTGACATGCTTCCTTCCTATTGCCCGAATCGGGCGTTTGTATTTCGGATCCTGTCGAGCGCCGCCTCGGCCTCGGCTATTGAGGTGCCGGGGTTTTGCTCCCGGTACGCTGTGACTATATCGAGCGTGCCCGCCGCGACTCGTTCGCGATGGTCCTCCCTTAGTGCCGCTTTCTCATCGGCGCTCAACGGGATGCCGCGATAGGTGATGGACCAGCCGTCCTCGGGTAGACTGACCCAACCGGGTGTGCCCTCGCCTTCATGCCAGCGATTAAGCAAACAAGCGACGATCGTGATCGTGCGAACATCGGCGCGACCGAAGACCGGAGCGAACCGCCGCTGTAAGGTGCGTTGTGAATCGCGGTTCACCGCCAACGCATAGCCCGATCTCGGGTCGCCGCTGGTCCTGGTGACGTCGGCGGCGTTGAGCCCAAGGTGCGAGGCAAGGCCCCGAGCGTACATCGTGATCGCAGACACCATCTTGTCAAGGTCAGCCGGTGAAGACCATTGGCCAATCTGGGGCTGAACGCTGTCCTCGGTAGCCTCGAGCAGAAGCGCGGTCGACGGGTCGGTGATGACCGCCGCCCGCTTGGTCGGGTTGGTCGAGCCGGTAACGCCAACGCCCGCGACTTGGGCGCCGACTATGTACCGTTGTGCCCAGCTCGCCTTGAGCTCGGCGTGTGCCAAGTTCGTGTATTTGAGCGCGAGATTGAGCGTGCCCTCGTACAGCCCTTGGGTGTCGTAGGTATTCCAGAGACGACCCGTGTCTTGGGCGTGGTACATCGAATACGGCAAAAACGGCGTGCCGTCGCTCTTCACATAGGGATACGCCATCGGCGCCGTGTCGGAGTCCGTCGGCATCACCAACGCGGTAACGTCGTTACCCTCGACGTCCACGACCCTGAACTCTTCGAGCTCGCTGTCGGTTATGTCCCACGTCCAAACGCTCTTGCCGTCGATCTTCCGTTCGCGTGCTTCTTCGACTCGGACGGGCACCGCTGGATTTTGCGGGCGGGCACTAGCTACCACGGTTTGCGGGTAGACCAGCCGGAACACCGGCACGCCCCGATCAATTGACGGCCGCACCAGCATTTCACGCATTCCGAGGGTGTTGCGCTGGATTGTCTGACCGAGTGACCACCAGCCCGCCTCGAGCAAGATAGCGGCCATGCGCTCGGCGGCCTCGAGGTCTGGGTTGCCGATCTTCCCCGCGTCGTCGTACATCACCGCGATAGCTTCCCAGCCGCCCTTAAAAATATTGGCGCTGATATCCGGCTCGCCTTGCGCCTCGGTTCGTATGTTCCCGAGCTGGCGCTCCATAACCACCTTGACGTCGGGCTTGTGCAGGTTGTGCATGATTCGGAACAGCGCGCCCGCGTACTGCCAACGGGCCTGGTCTGCGGTATCTTTCGGCATTGGGGGACTTGACATACGCTACCCGTTGTGAATCGGCGCACTACTGCGCTGGCGTTGAGCGAAGATAGCATGTACGAGCGAATAGCGAAGAGCGTCACAGATATGCTTCCACTCGTCATCTATTCCCGAATAGCTATTCAGCATACCGATAACCCGCTCGCATCGCTTCGATACATGGAAGTGCCCGCGCACCATAGCACGGTGTAACCACCGCTCGCCGTACTTGACGCTGTGCTGCGCGTGCCCTTTGCCTCGTTTCACCGTTCCGATCTTCACACCCATTTCATGCGCCTGGATTCCCATCTCGCGAGCGATGGCGCGCTGAAGCTGACCGTTAGATTTCTTGCCCTGTTGCCGTCCGTACTTGCCGCCGGCGCCGTAATGCACCCGATCGCCGTGTGCTTTGTTGAGGTTGCTCCACTTCCAGCCCCAACGCCCGAGCATCTCGATCACGCCCCGTGCGTCTTGTTGCTCGGTGGTCTGACCGTCGCTGACGTACTCGTCCAAGACCCAGATGGCATCGAAGCCCTCTGGCGTCTTGACGGTACCGACCAGCACCGCGCAGCTCGAAAAGTTTGCGCCGCTTCCATGGTCGGCGCCGAAACATAGCTCGAACTCGCCACCAAAGAACGGCGGGGCATCGGTGACCGTGTGCCCCTTGGGCGGCTCGGCATCGTGGTAGGCGCTGAACATGCGCCCGCTCGACCGGAACTCCCACCCGCCATGAACAACGACGTCGACCTCATACTCGAAGCTGTCGGCCTCTTGGGCGTCGATCCAATCCTGGTCAGCCGGTACGCCGTTGATTCTGATCGGGAGATTCGCGCCAATCGGGATGAGCATCTCTGGCGTGCATCGGCTGTGCAGGTCGATCATATGGTGATCTTTAGACTCGCACATTTCCCGGATGTATTCGACCGGTGCATTGACCGGGGTGAAGGTTAGCCAAACGAACCCGCCCGCTTTGCCTCGTAGGGTACGCTTCACCATCTCGGAGTACACCCGCGCATTCTTCGGCGGCTCGTCGAAGTGCACCCAGTCATAGGTGCCACCGGCGAGCGATAACCCGCCTTGGTTGGTGGTTTTTACAAAAATCATCGATCCGTTTCGGAACTTCACAACGATGTTCTTACCCCGAAACCCATGCCCCGGAATGTAGACCGTATCCGGGTGGAGTTCGGCCTTGGGTAGCAGGTGGTAGAGCTTCTCTTGGATCTCGATCGATTGCGCCCAAGTCGCGCAAACGATGGCGCCTTTAATCGGCGGCGGCGGTACGTCGTAGAATGGGTGCTCACCGAGACAGTGCATTATGCCATTGGCCAGACCGACCCAGGTTTTGCCGCCCCACTGATTGCCGAGCCGAAGCAACCGGCGGCGAGCATCTTCCTTCAGGAACTCCTCTTGCATCGGGAGCCAGCGCACGAAGTCGAGCGGCGTGGCGTTGGCCACGTTGCGTAGCGCGCGCATACGGCCGGTGAGGTGGCGCAGTTCGGTAAGGGCTTCAACCAAGTAGCAGCTCCGGCTCTTGACCGTAACGCTCAAGCACCACTGTCGCTATCTGGTCGTGTAGCATATCGGGGAGCTCGCGTATCACTTCGGCGATGTCGGCGACTAGTTCGTCTGCGCTCATTTGCTCGATCGGGTCGCCACTGGCTTCGAGTAGTCGGTGCTCTTCGTCGTCGAGCTGCACGCGGAGCTCGGCAACGGTGCGCGTCTGCACGCTGATGGCGGTTCCCGTTCGCTCTTGCCCGCGCCAATCGTCCAGGTCG